GTTTAGCGCCAGGGCAGCCTCCGGGGAACCCTTCCCACTACCATTCCGCCGATGTTCCAGGCACCATTTTTACAGCCGTATAACCTACCTTTGCACCCTTTGATTGATTGCAACAGTAATGAGCTGCTTGAAGGGTCTGCCAGTCCCGAGCGGCTGCCTGTGGAGAGGGGTATCCAAATTGTTTCCACCTCGATACGGGGCGGATCTCGTCGATGACGAATGACAGCGGGTGCTTAGCGTCTGATGGTTCGTCATAATGAATAGGTCCGAGGCGTCCGCCGCAGATCCCACAGGGCGCGTCCATTGATTTGAACCGTGCACGGTGTTTCCGGCGGAGGGCGCCGTTAGAATATCGTGGATTACTCATAAACAAATAGCGGGCCCACTCACGAGCCCGCGGCGTCATGGTTTATAGAGTGCTATCGCCATGCACTAAAATAGGCGGCATCCGGTGAAAGATGTCGCCCACGTGAAAGGAGGTTAAGTATGAAAAGGAGATTGTCCGATGGTTGGCTTGTTTCTATCTTGCATCATACATTCTAAATCAAAAACATATCCCCTGAGTACCGCACTTTAGTCAGTTATGGAACGCTCTTCGATGCGCTTGCTTAGAAGATAGTAGAAGAGCCGCCGCATCTGATAATACTTAGTGCGCTCGCACGGGATCACACCGAGCGGACATCTGCCCGTCCTGAGATAATTGAATGTCACGCCCTCAGTCGTTACGGCATAGAGCAGGAACTCCGCAAGGTCTTGTCCGGCAGTAAGTGCCGTGCGTTCGACCAGTTCGATGTTTGCGCGGAGGATACTCGACCGCATCGCTATTCGGGGCGTGGGGTCGCCCGTTGACGTGCCGTGCGGCATGTCGTTATAATCGACTGCCTTGAGTGTCTGGCTCATGATTTCGGCGTACTGCCGTTTCCAGTCGGGATATTGGAGTGCGTAATGGTAAGCAGACAGAAACGCGTGCTTATCAACGTATAACGGGTTCTTCTTGTTGAGGGGTCGTATCTTTGTCATTCCAATCTCCTAATCACCGCCCACCAAATCATAGGTGATGCCGTTAAGCCAATCAAGATCCCGATGATGATTCCGAGGATTGCGTCGGGGTTCATTCCTCGCTCCCTTCCGCTTTTCTCTCTATCATTTTCAATTCGTCAGCAACTCTCTTAGAGTAAAACCAACTTGTCCACGGGTTGTAAGCCCAATGCTTTTCGCTATATACATTCTTGTTCCACTCGGCTATATCCTTGATAACATCCGACTTTGATACGTCCTCATACTCAGATGTGACTATCTCGTAACGTTCACAGAGCGATTCGTATTCGATCCTGTTCTCTTCAATTTGGGCATCCACTCCCACATGAGCGCAGATGATACAGATTACCATGATAAACGCTATAAGTCCACCGCCGACACTGAACACAAGACCTAATCCAAAAAGGACTCCTTCCTCGTATTCATCCTTACGGAGCAAAGTCACTCCGATGGCAATTGCTACTGCTACTAGAATTGTTAAAATCATTCTTTCTCGTCCTCCGCTTCGATTACTGTTTCTGCTTCAATTTCTAACTCGCACAACTGCTCGCCGTTGACTATATGATAGCCGTCAGCATCGTGGTATCTAATTTCCGTGATTGTTTTTTCGGCTATCAGCCGTCCGTGCGGAGGCAGTTCGATGAGTGGACACCAATCAGGGCGAAAATCAAAAGGCTTGCCATCACTCTCGACTAACACTGATACATTCTCATAACTCTGCACCGCACATTCATACATCGGTGCATCATCGGTAAATCCATTGACGCAGAATCGGCATTTATCACAACTTGTAGGCATTTCCATGTCATGAATTAGTATGCTCATTCCGTCACCCCACAATCACAAGCAGTATAATCCCGATAATGCTAATTAGCGCATAAATTATAGCGATGCGCATTATTGCATCTTCGTTAATCATTCCGTCACCTCTCTTGTTTCACGCCTAGAAGCCACTCTATCACGCTTACGGAAATACAAATGCCGTTTCCATTTGCCATCTCTTTTAGCGGCACCATTAATCAGATAAGAGTTCTTTCCCTTTCTTTTGTGACTTTCACTTGCCATTCGTCACCTCATCATCCTCAGAATCTCTCTCCACGCTCTCAACTTCAAACTCAGACTCTCCGTCTTCATCTTCAACAATCTCTAAGCCAACCACACCATCAAGATACTGAATATCCCAAACACTCATGAGCCTTTGTGTGTGGCTTTCAATTTCGTCACAAATATCATCGATAGGTCTGTCTGTATCAATAGTCACCCTATGCGACTTTGTGACTGTTTCGCAAATGTCTAATACATATTTCATTCCGTCACCTCTCTCATATCAGCTCCACAGTTCGGGCAGAAGTTCCCTTCGTAATCGATAGCCCCGCAGACGCTACACTTAAAAACATTGCCATATGTTTCTTCCGCGTCGCCTGTGTCTATCCACGTTCCTTTCTTTGGCTCTGTGTCAACTGTTGGCGTCAGTTCTCGCACTTGATGTATGATTCTATTCTTGTCTCGTTCCGTGTCCCAATCTATGATATTTTCTACAACATCCAGTAACCAGTCCGCATCAATTGCTCTCACTGCTCTCTCCTTTCTGTCTCATATCCGCTCCGCAGTTAGTACAAAAGTGATGATATACGGGAGCATAATTCTCACTGTCCTTATACCCACATTCAGAGCAATGCCAAAATAAGTCGGCTAACACGTTGGGTCTTGAGTAATGCCTTTCCCACTTCCCTCTCTTCGGCTGAATTGGCGGTAACTGCCAAACCGTTTGTATATCGTTTTCCACAGCCAACTCCCATTCATCATCCCCTTTGTTTTTATTGTGGCTTAATTGAGTAATTACCGCCTGTCTGCTTATACAGTCCGTGCCAACCTCTGCCAAGTTCGTGCCATGTTCGTTATTATCCATCCTGTTCCCCTTCCCCAAAATCACCCGCCCCCGCAGACTGGCGGGCAAGGGTATTCACAAGTCTATAAACAATAACGCGGTTATCCAAATGAGGAAGGGTTCGCTCCTTTCTTGTAGCCTCTCCGCATTTTAGGGAGATTGTGTAGTCGTTGGGTTATATTCTGCGGGTATTGTTTGATTCTTATTCATTGTCGGACTGTTTCGCCCGCTCCATATGCTGTGGCACGATAAACAGCGCCCCGCATTTCTTACACTCGTATCCGTAAGCCATGATCTCGTGGGTGCGGATGTTATAAAATGTCTCCGAATACTTAAAACTGTGGTTGCACAGCTTACGGCGTATTGTTGTCAGAATGTTGGTCACTTGCCCACCTCCATATATCTTCCATTGTGGCGTCCTGCCCTAGCACACTGAGTGCTACCCGTATCGCCTCGATATGCTGGGCGATGTTGGCGGGTGCGCCGTAGCTGCTAATGATTGCTTTTGCTTCCTGCTCTGTCATCGGTCCTCCCCAGCTTCTCCAGTATCTCCTTGTAGCCCCTCAGTCCCAGTCCGCGAATATTGGCTATTTGTTCGTTGCTCATCTGCTCCAGTTCCGCAAATGTCGATATGCCTGCGCGGGTGAGGATCAGGATCGTCGAGTAGCGGAATATCGTTAAATCGTGCTTGCCCATCTCATACACCTCCCGAAAACCTGCGCCACGCCTCATTTACGGCGTCCGTGTTGAGGTACATCACTATTACGTTGCACTGGGTGTCGAGGCAGTCCACGGGGAGTTTAGCCAGGAACTCCAACAGAACACTATCTGTCTGAATGAGGCTCCCGTCGCCCCTGCTCTCGCTGTCGATGACGCGGATGTTGCGGCGGCCTTCTCGGTTGTAGTCGAGCAGGTCGATGATGTCTTTGACGGTTACGCGGTCATCATTCTTCACAGTCCATCACCTCTCTCTGATACTTCGCCACTGTCGGAGCGGATACACCGACCTCTTCCGCAATCTCCTTGACGGTCTTGCACTCGTTCGTCAGTTCCACGATCTTGTCAATCGTCTCCTGCGGTATACGCCGTTTTACGGTCGCTTTCAGCTTGGGTGCTTCCGTTGTAGGGGCAACGTCCGAAACAGGCTTTGCGGAGGCTTCCTCGCGGTTTCCCGCACTTGCCAGTGGCGTGGGTGCTTCCCCCAACATCACAAGGATGTAGTTATACGGCACTCCGTTTTTGAGCGCGTTCTTCGTCATGCGGTAAAGCATCTCAGTCTTTACCAGTTCCATGTATCTCTCGTCCGTGATTTCCACTCTGCTTCCTCCTATGTTTCTCCTCCATCATCTCCGCCACCGCTTCCGCCCACTTCTGCGTGTCGAATCCGCCTTCGATACTGCACTCATTTATGCGGTCATATATGCGGTATTCGGGACCGCGCGGGTCTGGGACGGAGATTACTGTGTAACGTTTAGTCAAAATTCGATTTCCTCCTCGTCTGCCATCTCCGGAAGTTTCATAAACCCGTCGAAATTGTCCCATCCGTACTTTGTGCGGTTCATGCCTCGTGCTTCAAGAATCCGTTTGCTCGGCACGTCATACCACAGCGGGATGCCTCCGAAATTAACCTTTCCAGTCAATCTGTTTTTGCTTACTTGGAGGATCCTGTCGGGCTTCAGCTCGTCATCGTCTTTTGGGAGCGCGTAGTTCATGACCACATCCGCAAGGTTCGTGATATTCGAGGACCCCGCAACGCTATCGTTGCTGAATGAGTACCCGTTGCTCTTTCGGGGATGTACCACGAGAATAATAATCACGTTGTACTGTTTCGCTAATTTGGTTAAGGCCCTCACGAACGCGGTCTGCTGGCGGTAGAGGTCAGATGCCAAGTCGTCCTCGATAGCCGTCATGAGGTTGTCGATCAGCAGCATCTTGCAGCCGTATTGTTTAATAGCCGTTTCCAGTGTTTCCAGTATCGTCTCGTTTTCGGTGTCTGCCGATTCAATCACGGCGTTATCGTAGATATAACAGTGCTCGTCGTACCAGTCATGAATGAGCTCGAGTGCTGCGGCGTCTACGAGGTAGTTGTCGAAGCCAAGCTCAGAGGTTAATACGTTAATGTATTCGCGCCCTGCGCATTGGCGGTCGAACCACTCTTGAAAGGACCAGTCAGGAAGCTCTCCGGAATAGCAGAACGCATCGAGGCTCTGGTTGACGCCGTTCACGATAAACTGCGAGCCGAGCGTGGATTTTCCAAGCCCCCTCTCGCCCGTCAGGATCACGAGCTGACCGAAATAGAATCCGCCTATCAGCTTGTCAAGCTGAGATATTCCAGTGCTTACCGCCTCCATTTCCGCCATGTTCTTGCTTTCGACTTTGCTGAGTTTCTTGATGCGCTTGCTGTCCACTATGACGGCATTATTTACGGCGTCCCTTACGGCCTGTTTTCCGTGCCGTGTGAGGATTTCATTGGCGTCCTTGCAGTCTAGGTAATCTTCCGTCCTAACGTGCTTTACGACGCCGTGAAAGCGTTTCTGCATCTCGTCCAGCAGGGTGATTCTGCCTTTTTCGTGGTCGCCGAATACTATCAGCGTTTCGAACTTTCCGAGGAAATCCCAACAATACGGCACCCACGTAAAGCCATTGCACCCCGTCGGAACGCTTACCGCATTAATATCTCCGCCGAAAGCCTCCGCAACGCTCAGGGAATCTATCTGCCCTTCCGTAAGCACTAAGGTCTTGTTGTGCTCCGCGTCGCATCTGTCCATTCCGAACAATATCGGCTTGCAGTCCTTTTCGCTCCATTCCTTGTTTTTGTCTCTGGTCTTGTCGAAGTCCGTTTTCCGATACTTCACAAACTGCAATTTTCCGAACTCATCGAAGAACGGGAACACGAGGATGTTGTCACGGTCCTTCTGGGTTGTTATCCCGTATCTCTCCGTGATCATCTGCGAGATGCCCCTGTTCTCCATGTAGGCGACTGCGGGAGCTCTCACGATCGGACGCGGATAGCGGCTCAAATCCTTATAGCGTTTCCGCCTGTTGAAGTATTCGTCGACATCATTTCCGAGTGAAAAATTGAAGTCCCTGGCTAACGTGATCATGTTGCCCTTGGCTCCGCAGGAAGCTCTCAGACACTTAAACTGACCAGTACGCAGATTAATCGCGAATGTGTTTTTGTCGTCGGTCTTGTTCCTGCAGTACGGGCAGCGGTCAAAGTGCAACTCGTCGCCACGCTTGCGCGTTATTATTCCCTGTTCCTGTCCGAACCGCCTCGCGTCATCCGGTTCAAATTGGTAAATGTTCATGTTTCGTCCTCATCGTCGAAGAATCCTTCTGGAAATCCAGAAAAAGGCGAAGCCTCTTCTTCTTTAATGTCTTCTATAGTGTCTTCTATAATGCCTTGTTTGTGCTCTATGCGTGGCTCTGTCTGTGGCTCTGTCTGTGGCTCTATGCGTGGCTTCATACGTGGCTCGCGCTTAGACTTTTCAGACTGATAAAAGCCGTAGTTTATCACGTTTATTAGGGTTTTTTGGGTGGTCCGTCTAGTGGCTATCATGTGGTCCTGTTCTAGCATGTCAAGGAAGCGCGAAACGCGGCCCCTGCTCCATCCCCATCTCTCTGACAGTTTGCGGATACTGGTTATGCGGGACCCTCGCTTGACAGTGATTAATTTCTTGTTGAAAAGAATCTGTCTGTCCTCGTGATTAACCATCATTAGCAGGTCCACCCATGCCCTCAGATAATCGGGGTCGCTCCATATCCAGTGCCCTCGAATGTCCCTATACAGTTTTATATATCCTTTATCCGTACTCACCCCGCTCTAGCCTCTCTTTCATGTCTCGATACAGAATCTCCTTGATTAACTGCCCGCTTGTCTCTGCTTTGCAGAATATTGGGCGGAGATTGTATCGGACCGTCCACGCCGTAAGCGATGCCAGGAACGCCGCAGGATTGTATCTGCTCTTGTATCGGTGTTTAATGATTCCTTCGTAGGTGGCGTTTTCCACGAGCAGATAGATTACGGAGTTGTTGAAAGCCGCTCGCTCCATCTCTCGACGGAAGCGATCACGCCCGCGAGTGAAGCACATCGCAAGCTCATCCAGTGACATTTTCCGCTCTATCACACATGTGGGCTTTACGGCCTGCGCCGTGTCGTATGTATCGGAACCATTAACAGTGATCATTCCGCAGTAGTCTCCATAGTTCAGCGTCGCCCGTTTGTAAGGAACGCCAAAGGACTTGTATCTCTCGACTGCCTTTGGCGTCGCCTGCTCACGGTTGTCTACGAGGATCTGGAACGTGCTGAGTGCTTCCGTTACCTCGAAGTGGTCCATATCATTCCCAAGGGGCCTTTTCGTCTGTGCCGTCCGGAAGATTCACAAAGTCGTCAATCGTCTGCGCGTTCTTCTGAACAATGACATCATCGGGGAATCGAGTAATTTTGCCGTTGCGGACGTCATCGGCGACACAAGACCATTTCATCTTGGTATTGCTATATACCTTGTCGCCTTTTGCCGACTGCTTGATGTGGAACACTCCGCCGATCAGCTTGCCTTTGAGCTTCTTGACGTCGCCGTCGAACACAAATCCGTTGTTGGAATCTTCGAGATCTCCGAAGAAGGTATTCCACTTAGTCCAGATCCAGTCCGCGCAGCCATCGGTCGGAATGGTGAGATTGAATACAGCATCATAAGGCCAGTTCTTATCCTCGTTCGTGTTGGCTTCGTACTGCTTGTTATAAAAATTGCGGTACTTTCCCTCTGCGATGTCAAAATAGATCGCAACATGCTGACCATAGCTTCCGGTTTCCTCTTTGGCTCCGAGGATCTTGACGACGTACGCGCCTTTCGGAAGATGCTCGAAGTTTTTTCTGCGTTTGGATTTGTCGTATGTTGGTAATGACATTGTTTAGTCCTCCTTTGTATTGCTCTTATAGTGAAAATCGATATTGCTTATTAATCTCAAAAATGCGGTCTGATAGTTGCCATGATTGCCAATTTTTCTATTGAGAAGATGCAAGCCAATTTTTCTAAACAAATCAATATAGTCATATTCGATATATGGGTCATCATCTTCGCCTAATTCATCTAATACCTGATATGCGAAATTTGTTACTGGCTTGTCATCAAGCCAATATTGGCCACCGTAAACATGTTCTCGTATCCTTCTTTTTACATCTGACGTGATTCCGACATACACTCCAACCGCCCTCCCGTCTTCATTCAGAGGATACAAGGCGTATATCTTGTCGCTCACGTTTAATAATCCTCCAAAGCCTTAATCACGATCATAATGTCGTTCGGAATACTGTTTTCCTCAATCGCGCCCATAGGCGTTTTCGCTGTGCTATGGTCGGCGTGTGTCTGGAACTTGTACTCCCCGCCGTTTGCCGTCGCATAGAGGACCGTTGTCAACTTGCTTTCTATGTTCAGCTTGTCGAGCTTCTTTCCGGAAGTCTTAATGCGTGTGAATGTGTATCCGTCATCCTCTTTCTGGGTCTGTGAGTGGCATAGAACGATAACAGTCAAGTCGCCGCGCATCGTGTTGATGTAGTTCAACAGATCCCACACGCACTGAGCCAGGTCCATCCACTTGTCATAGCCTTTTTCCTTCATGCGCTCGACTTCATCCGCTACCATGATGCCGTTGAGCGTATCGATCACGACGGTCTTAAACGTACGGGCTTTCGTCTTCGCGTCTTCCGTGAGAACGGTCGCGTTCTTTCCGAGAATCTTCTGGTATGCTGCATATGTGCCGTTGTCGCAGTTCAGCCAAGCAAGGGAGCGCATAACTTCGTTTTTGTCGTCCGTCCTGTAATAGTTGCCGTTCTCGGCGTTGTACTGCTTTCGCCATCCTTTCCAAGACAGCCCCTTTTTATCGCAGTCAATATAGAATGTCGTAGCGGGATCCAGATTACGGAGCGAGGTTGTTTTTCCGCTTCCGGATTCGCCCATGATTCCGATTACTTTCGCCATATCTATCTCCTTTCTATTTATTCCCTTTTCTGCTCATAACCTCGTGCTCGACGCTCGAGGCAGGGTTGTACGGGTAGTGCACGCCGTTTGTGTATGTCTTGCGGTCCTTCTTGAACGGGCACGGCTTGCAGTCGCAGGTGGATGTCAGCACCGTGCAGGAACCCATAACGCGCGCAAAGCATTTGTCGAGCGGGTCGCCGCATTGCGGGTTAAGTTTGATAGCCATTAGAGCACCTCCCCGATTTCGTGGGCGGTGATGTACGTGTCCACGTCGTCCTCTTCGAGGCAGTCGTCGCAGATGATGTACTCCCGCCCCCTGAGGCAAAAATGTTTGTAGTAGTCCGCCGTGATGGGCTCTCCGCAGAATGAGCAATGCGGAAGCATTTTTTCTTCGCGGGCGATTTCCGCATCTTCGCGGTCGAAGTCGGCATAGGGATCATTTGAACGGAAGGTCATTCTCTGTCACCTCCTCGTCGTTGTCGATTGTGTCGACCTTATCGCCGAGAACTGTTTCCAGCTCGTCAACGTAGCCCTGCGCGAGCCTTGCGCCCCAGGCCGCCTCACTGACCTGCTTGCTGAGGGCATCCGCCAGTGTCTTGCGCGTGTGCGTGTCGGAAATGTCTCCGAGAACAATGATTGATTTGGAAATGTCGCCGAGCCTGCGCATCTTGTTGAGGCTGTAGTCAATCATCTCCATGATTTCAGAAATAGATTTGGTTGTTGTTGTGTTTTCAGACATGTTATAATCTCCTTAGTGATATTTATATGTTGCTTGCCCCCGTGGATGTTGCCGCATCCTGTGGGGCTTATTTTGTGTCGTGTCCAAGTACCGCCGCGCATGTGCAGACCGTTATGAGCGCAATGACGAATGTAACCATCGCTCTGATGTCGTCGCATACGCTGTCGATCGAACAGCCGCAGAGCAACCACGCGACTGCAAATATGATTTCTATCGCTCTTAATCCCTTTTGCATCGGTTGTCCTTTCTGTAATCTATCCGCCCGTCGTTGTGGAGCCTCACAAGCCTATCGCGGACTGCCGTCCTGCTTTTTCCGACAGCAAGACCGATGTCCGCATAGACCTGACCTTTGTTGTACAGTTCAATGAGGATTTCGTCCTGTTCCGCCGTCCATCCTTGTGAGTTCCTGCGGTGGTCGACTTTGCCCTCCTTCCTGCACTTGCTAATGAGCATGTATGCCATGCGCTCAGAGCAGTTCATTCGTTCGCCAATCTCCGAAAACTTCAAGCCCTCATAATAGAGGCGGATGACTTCGTTTATCTTCTCTTCCGTCCATTGCTGACGCGGAAACTTCCGCTGTTGGTATTTTCCAGGCCCGTCTTGCACCCGTCTGGGCTTCGGCTTCGCTATCCGTGTTGGGATTGGCGGCTTCTTCGGGCAATACTCGCTCGGCAGCACGCGGATATATTTACCCTCGCCAATCACCTTTCGAGGACGCTTCTTGTAGTCCCTGTTTAGCGGTGGGACCTCCGGAAGCTCTCTTTTGATTTTCATTGAGTGCATTGATTTCTCTCCGTATCATTTCGAGTGTCTTGAATTGTGTGCATCGGCCCCTGCGCTCCATGCAAACTGGAAAATATACACAGGGTCCGCATGGGTCAACTTGCCTGTTCAATTTTCTTAATCTCAAAGAAAACATCTGCCAATTCGCTCAACTGGCTATATTTGCGGCGAAATGCTCTTAGCTCGTTTAATGCGTTCGTGAGAAGTGCATTTCTCATGTTTTCGTCGGAAAGTGCTACCTCGATAGGCGTAAAGGATCCTGATCGTGCAGGTGCTTTGCTTACCACGTTGACGAACGCCGCCTGCGAAATTACGGAAGCATTTGATTCATTAACGATTTGCACCTCTACGGAATTGATCGCGATTGTCGCCTGCTGGAGCCTGTAACGCTCCGCAGCTATCGAATCATTCCACTCGAAGAGGTTATGCGTCGGTGCATCCTCTGGTCTTGAGGCTTCCAGAAATCTTGCGGAAGTGAGATCTCCGCTTTGTGCGAGTTCTTCCAATGTCTCTCCTACTACCTGTGCAGGGACCTTGAAATTAAATCCCTTGCGATATGAATATTTGTTTGTAAATGCTGGCATTGTGCCTCCTTTCTTATTGGTTGGTGTTCCGCGCCGCGACTGACTCGCCGCGCCAAAACTCGACTCGCCTTGTCTTGTCGGAACTTGCCTTGACTGCCTCGCCAATCCATAACTGGCATCGCGCCGCCTTGACTCAACTCGCCGTGACTGCCTTGACATGACCCGCCATTCCGCGATTTTGCCGCAACATACTGCACCTCGCCTCGACGTGCCAAACCCCGACTGCCTTGCTCAGCCGTGCTCTGACCAGCCTCTCCTCGCTCAACCGTGACATGACCCGCAAAGCCTTGACTGCCTAGCCCCGCCAGAACGCGCCAAACCTCACAGCACCATAACTTGCCCCGACTGCCGTGCCTCACCGAACTTCACCGCGACGCGCCTAAACGTACCCAAACATGACTGCCTTGCCAATCCATAACACAACGGGCCATACCTCAACATAACTCGCCGTAACTGCCTTGCCATAACGTGCCGACCTTGCACCAACGTGCCCCGACTGGCCTTTCGTGCCTCGACTGCCTCGATCACTTCACAATCTCAACATGGTACATTCCGAAGATGCCGTCTCTCTCAGGTCTCCATTCTCCGACGCCAACGCCTGCACCGCCCGCATTGATCACGTTGATAATGTCGTCGAATGTCATTCCGAAACCTGTGTTAATACTGAGAGTCAAATCGCAGTACCAGTCCTCAAACATCGGTCTGTATCTCAGATCGGACGAACCCATGCCGACTTTGACCATATCTTCGCGCATGACTGGAACGCTTCCACGGATCCATGCGACCTCGCCGCACTCCGATTTAAGGAAATATGCACCTCTCAGCGCCATTTGGTTCTTAACCCATCCCATGCGGTATGCCGCAGAGTTTCCTGCCAGTTTGAAAGCGGAAACAGGGAAACCGAACTTCGCACCCTCTTCGATCGCCTTGTCGAAAAGCTCCTCTGTGACCACATCGCGGCTTTCATTAGTTGAAGGGTCTTTGATGATCTCGGTGGGCATTTCGGTGATCCAGTAGAGTGCCCTAGCAAAATCATCAAATGGCATCTTGCAGGGCTTCTTCTTCGTCTTGTTCTTCCCTGTCTGGGCGTCAAGCATTTCCTTCTTTGCCTTCTCGCTCCAGTTGTGGACGATCAGCGGGGAGTCTCCCACGATGCGGATCTTGGTTGTCTGCTGTTCAAAATTGCGGATAACTACTTCTTCTGTTTTCTTTGTTGCCATCTCCTTCTTCTCCTTTTCGTTGTTGTATGGTTGTCAACATTCTATAGACTTTACGGGCAAAATAATATCATCTTCGCTTACGCCAGTAGCATAGCAAAAAGCGAATACGTGATGCGGTTTCATTTCGGTTCTTCCACATTCCCATGCGTTCACCGTCGCCCTTGAAACCTTGAGTTTTTCGGCAAGTTTATCCTGTGTTAATCCAGCGTTTATCCTTGCCGCCCTTAGTGAAATCTTAGGCATTTTACCTCCTTTCAAATTAAGAATTATCAGCAGCGACATGTTCATTATAGTCTACACATTGTAGACTGTCAATACACTTTGTAGACTTTTTGAAAAGAAAAATATATAATCAAATTGAAAAAAGGAGGGAACGGCAATGATGGACGAGAGGGAATATAATAAGATAATCGCTCAGAATCTGCGCAATATAATGTTTGAACGGGGAACAACTCAAGCTCAAGTCGCTAAAGATTTAGGCATAAATAAGGGCACGTTATCGAGTTGGATGAACGCCACACGAACCCCTAAAATGGCAAATATAGATATGCTGTGCAAATACTTTAATGTTCCCAGAAGCGCGATCATGGAACCGTCTACGCATCGAAAAATAGCACAAGTATCAGACGATCAAGCGCAGCTTATCCAGTTAGCCATGAACGCCGATTCCGACAACGTTCATTTAGTTCTGGAAGTTCTGCGCAGAATGGAGGGGCTAAAATGAAAGCGCGACAGTTGCCCTCTGGAAGTTGGAACGTGAGGATAATGTGTAACGGCAAATCCTACTCATTCACTGACCCCGATAAGCGCAGAGTAATGCGCAGGGCGGCAGAGTTTGCAGAACAGTGCCGTGAGGACATAGACAACCCGCGTCTCGCTGATGCTTTGGAGAAATACGTGGAAGAGCGCGCCGAATCTTTGTCACCTGCTACTATTCGAGGATACAATGGCATTGTCCGCGCCATACGGACACAATCGCCAATAGCCAACAAGCGTATAATGTCATTGACGGACCGCGACATACAAACAATTATACGAAATATCGATTCTCCAAAAACTCAACGAAATTACGTTAATCTAATCTCTAGCGCGACTGGGCGCAAGTTTTCCGTGCATTATCGCAACAAGCGCCCGAAAGAAATACAAGTGCCGACGGCGTTGGAGGTTCTGGGACTTGTCCAAATTTTCCGCAAGACTGAATTGGAAGTTCCCGTGATGCTCGGAGCATATGCAGGCCTGCGGCGTGGAGAGATATGCGCGCTCACTATACAAGACTTAGACGGCGACTATCTCCACATCAGCAAAGACATGGTACTGGATGATTTCGGGCAGTGGATAATCAAAGAGCCGAAAACACCCGCATCTAATCGCACCGTCCTGCTTCCGCATCATGTGGCAGAGCGAATACGCAAGCGTGGACATATTACCAACTTGCACCCGAATGTCATCACAAAGCGATTTATCTCTAAGCAGGAACAACTCGGAATTGAAACGCCGTACACGTTCCACTCACTTCGCCACTTCTTTGCATCTTACCTCCACGCCCAGCAGATTCCTGACGCCTATGTGCTGCGTGCAGGCGGATGGAGCACTCCGCACGTTATGCAGAAAGTGTACCGCCACGCTCTTGACAATGAGCATTTGGAATACTCGCAGAAAGCCGTTTCCGCGTTCCAAAATCCATTCCAATAGTTTCCTCATTCCAAATAAAAAAGCCCCGCAAAACGCCAAATACAGCGTCTTACGGGGTGTTGTACTGCCGGCAGCGGGGGTCGAACCCGCATAAGGGCGTTTGTTTATCGAGTTGATTCGGAATCGTGCCAAAATTCGTGTCAAAAAAGTGGAAGTGGCACTTCCTTGACAACAATTATAGCGCAAAAAAAGAGCCTCGAAGGATGTTGCTCCCGCAAGGCTCGATTATGTGAAAAACGTATGCATGCAGAAAACGTTCTTCTCCCTATTCGATCATGTTACCGTCCTTGTCGAACACATGATACTCACTTCCCCAATTATGCGCGCATGTCCGTGCGTTTTCAAGGACCGCAAAGGCTCCGACCTGCGTGTCAGCCGCCGCCCATGTCTTACGGACGCGGTAGATCTGCGGAGCGTCATCGTAAGCAGTCTGCTCTGTGAGTGATGCTTTGAATTTGTTCCACTTAGGGCAGTTGTCGCCAATGAATCCGTACACGTTCGGACACGCCTTACCCGTCACATCGTAGTGGCGAATGACATTTTTCTGCTTGATGTTGTAGGTGTCCATGAGGTACTTCACAAGCCGCTTTGCCGCCTCGACAGTCGCATCGTAGAATATCCACTCACCGCCAGTCTTGTGCGTGCAGAGCTCCACGCCGATAGAATTGGCGTTCTTGCACTTTCCATAGAACGTGCCGCCCCTGGACGACTGCCGACCGCCGCCACAGTGCCACGAATACTGGTGCTCGATGTCGGGGTTGTACTGCCATATCTCGCCATCATGCCCGACGAAGAAATCAGCGGAGGCAGAGCGGTTACCGCCGTTGAAGTAGTCCACATTGTTCTTAGCCGTGCCCTCCGCGCCCGTATAGTGGACGACGATGTACATGATAGGGTCAGAGCGTCGGCTGACATTGTACCCACGGAAGCCACTGTTCTGCTTTATGTCCGGACGACCGGAAGTGGCAGTTCCGCTTTGCGCCTCCGTCGCATAGCATCCCGCGTCGAATCGGTAGGTCTTGCCGTCAATGGTCGCGGTTTCGGACATGTAAGCGTGCCCTTGGTTCTTGCCCGCCTCAGGTTCCAAATAAAACAGGCCATTCCGCTCTAGCCATCCCGTAAGCATCGCCCCGTCGTCGCCGAGATAATACCAGTAGCCATTCGTGCGGATCCATCCCGTCTGCATCCAGCCATCATGATTGAAGTAATACCATTTGCCCTCGATGAGCTTCCAGCCGACCGCCCAGCTTCCGTCAGCGTACTGATACCACCATCCCTTAGATGTTTGGAACCATCTCTGTTCCGCTTTGCCATCGTAGGGGACCGTATAACGCCACGTAGAGCCGTTTTGCATTACGGTAAGGGTCTTGTCGGCGGCTATCATCGTGATGGCATAGAACGGACGCAGGACCGTGAAATACTGCTTGCAGTAGCCCGCGCCCCACTTGCTGAACGAATCCCCGCCGATGCCGACGCCCGCCGCCTCCGCGTGGTTGTACCAACAAAGCTCCGCGCCCAGTGCTTTGAGGGCCTTGCAGGGGTTAGTCGTGCAGGCGTTTCCGTGATGGGGCACCTTGAACACCTTGACGGGCTCATGGAGAGTAGCGAGGAACGTATCAAATGCGTTGATCGTGTCGCCCGTGGTCACATACGACAGCTGCGGAAAGTAGCAGCAGAGCGATGTGTTGTTCACTTGGTAGTCGACATTTTCGGAAGTCTTAGGCGACCGCCTCCAAATCTTGCAGACAATCTCTCCGACCGTGATGGTTGTGTAGGCGTCCGCTGGCGGGTAGCTGATAGGCTTGGAAAGGTTTTTGGCTTGTGCTATACGGGTCATCGCTCGGCTGTAGTCGTCCCTTGCGTCACTGTCACGGAGCTTTGTGAGGTCTGACGGAGGGGGGCAGATGATCTTATCCACAATCAGTGACGAATCAAGCAGAAGTTTCATGCCTCTGTCGTGGTCATAGTGCCAGTGCGACAGGATGTATGTTACGTGCGATATGCCGTTATTTTTGCAGTATCGGATTATCTGATTGCAGAGCGCGTCCTCTCCGCCGTCAATCACTATCGCGTGTCCCTTGTCATCGTGGATGATCTGCGCATCGCCCTGACGGTAAGCATAGGAGCGTTGAGGCATGGACGGAATCCATATTTTGATCATTCGGCATCACCACCCTTGTTAGCCTCAATCAGGGCTTTAATGTCAGCGATGTCCTTGTCACTCAGATGATGGTTGGTCAGCTGATCGTCAACGTTGTTGACCACATCACGGACAAATGCGGGAATCGGTACTCCTAACTTGTCCACGTTCTCCATGATGGACATAAACTCCATAAAGACGATGTAGGCAGATACAAGGATCATCACATAGTCAGGAAGGACCAATGCACAGGTGAACAACTCTCCTACGCCTAACACCGCAACCTCTCCCGCTTTCTTGCATCCACCCGCCCTCAAAACTGAAGACTGGAATGTCTTTGTGAGGAATGCTTTAAGCAGTCCCGTGATGACATCGATGACCATGAGGGAGATAGGAAGGATCAATATCCACCATTCGTTACGGAAGCGAAAACTCTGAAGTACCTCGATATAATTTTGCATTTTAGTATTCCTCATAAATGAAAAGAGGACACCCCACGGATGCCCTCGGTTAACATTACAAGTCCGTCATATTCTGACCGTGACGGGCGGTTAAAAAGTCAAATTTAGGTTTTTGCCTTTCGCAAGACGCCACACCATTGGTTTATTCCTCCTCCCATCCGTACACGCCAGGCTCCCACACGTTGCCGTCAACGGTCGATGTCCAGTGATTGTCGTTGTGGCTCACTTTGGCTCCCATCGGATAAGCGTCCGTACTTCCTACAGGCTGTATCCATTCAGGCCACTCGATGGCGGGGTCATCAATTCGCACCCAGAGTGAGGGAGAGTCAGCAGGAGTCCATGTGGGCTGTGACGTGTGCGGCCGTAGGCACTTGTAGAGAGTGTCGGAATAGCGTATTCTGTCCCCTGCCGCATAGGTCTTTTCCGCAGACCAGTCTGGATACAGTTGTGGGACGGTCAGAGCGGTGGAGTCATCTATGGATGCACGAATGGTTTTAATAGCGGCGACAAATGCGTCAAGTCTACTTTTCTTCATGTCAACTCCTCCATAGCGGCAATAATATCTTCTGGTGTGGCTTCTTCCTCTGCTTCAACTAACTCAAGTACTTCGTATTCAACATAGGTGACATTTCCGTACCCATCTTCGTTTTTACATCTTATAGTCATAGCTCCCCCCTTATGATGGTGTACTTGTGAGCATCGTATCGCCAGCCGAATACGAGTTTCCATTGTACGTTGTGCTTTCAGATGCTTTGAAAACAATTTGCTGTGTGGTTAGGTACGTGCGCATTGCTGTCAAAAGAGTGCCAACTCTATCGCCTGTGGTATAAATAGTAACCACGGCGGTGCTTGGTGCATTGTTATTTAAAAATGCGTCTTTATATATGGTGGTCACAGGTTTCCCCATCGCCCCCAACTGCATATCTTCGAGATGACTGAGACCGTATTGGAACGCCTTACCAGCAGGATTGTTATATCCATACAAATCTCTTGCGTTTTCATGGACATAATGCGCAAGTGCCGTCTGCCCTCTAAAACATTGCTCACCAATCGAATTAACACTGTCAGGAATAGTTATTGATTGTAATCCTGCTCGCTGAAACGCTCCTGTTCCTATTTTCGCCGTGTTATGAAAAGTAACGCTTGTGAGATTTATTCCAACACTAGATGAATTGTTATACTGCCCAAACATATAGTTTGGCACATTCCCGTAAATCTCTACAGCCTTTGGTCTAGTTCCATTCGTATCCCATTCAGTAATAACTATGCCATCTGTTATGGATACTCCGCCCGATACATTGACTGTAACACTGCTATAACCATCTGCGGAGTCATCGCTTGCAGAATATGTGCCGTTTGCCGTGATGGTCTTGGTTATGAGGGTTGCGGAACTCCCACCACCGCTCGGCAGAAAGTGATTGGTCAGCTCTGTCTGGAATTTTTGTGCAATCAACTCGCATCCTGCAACTGACGGGTGCGTTTGGTCGGACGCAAGCAGATATGTCTGCCTGTTTGTCGCATTGATGCCAAGCGTCCGATACATATCAATCACCGGAACACCGCTTGCCGGAGGAGATGCGATAAGAGCATCGCCCCAGTCATAGTAGTGATAAGTGTTCCCGTCCAATGTAAAGGTCATTTCGTCACTGTCTTTGCCTTCAGAAATCCAATATCTGTACATCGGGACAAAGAACATTATCTTAATGTTGGGATATGCAGTGTGAATACGGTTATAAACATATCTTGCCGCACCGACATATGTAGTAGTGTCTGTGGGATTTGATGCGTTGTTTATTTCGACATATTGGTCACCTGCGTCATTGCCACCAAAAAAGATCGTGATGTAGTCAACATTAGACCAATTCACTGCTTTCAGTGCGGTAAGATGTGCAGGAGCGTATGACCCGCTCTCAAATCCGCTGATATTAGCGTCCTGCGTTGTCCATGTTCCTGTTGCGATTGCATCGGCAAGTTTGACTGCGCTGAAAGCGGCGTATGTTGCGCTTGGATGCGTGTCAGACATTCGGCATCCCTCAAAGCCGCCATTAATCACAGTCATGCCAGTATTGGATGCGAGCACTGACGGATAGTCGTTCGGAGGAGCCATTAACCCTGTCACAGAATCTCCAAGGCAGACAAGAGTCTTTCCGCTGAGTGAACCACTTGATTCTGTGACCGCATACACATCGCATGACGGAGTAGAAGTAATGGTCGTTCCGCTCGCCAGTTGTCCTAAGTCAACAGACCCCGTAAATGTTCCGCTTACTTCGCCCTCGATGCGGAAATATGTAAACCTCGATGTTTTTACGCCTTGATCCCAATAGTAGGAGTCTGACGGCAAGACTCTGACGAGGATCGTTGACTCTGTGGGCGTGAATTGCAATGCGCCATCTGTTATATCCAAAGCCTGCGAAGCAAGTGGCGTATCGCCCAATGTGGATGCCGACTGATTATATATCAACCAATATCCGCTCATGGAAGTCGTGCCGTCTCCAGCCGCCCCAATCCGTGCCGTGTAGGTGTTGTTCGCTGTCAGACCGCCAATCGTAAACGTCATTTCGGACGCATACCACGCCGCCCCACCGTTATCAGCTAACTCCCAATATGAGCCTTGGTCGGTCAGTGTTGCGCTCGTCAGCGTTTGGTTTTCTCTGTCATCAAAATCCTTAACGACTCCGCTCCCTGTGCTGTATGTCGTTTCAGATGTGGATTTAAGCCTAATATTGGCATCTTCCGTCAGTGTGTATGGAGTCTGCCCTAACAGTGTTTCTGTCGGACCGCTCGGTTCATCCCCACCGCCGCCTGTCTCGATTGCCGCTATCAGCGTCGCGAGGTCATCGCTGTTAGCCCCAGACGGGATGGTCACTCCCTTGTTTCCGATTGCGGTCAGAGCATCAGCCACGTTACCGCTGATCCTCGTGATTTCGCTTTGTATGCTCATAGGCCACCCCCTTAGATGGCGGCAAGTGCTTGCTCAATGTCATTTGTGAGGCTTACCGTGCCACCTGCATAATATCCTGCGGCAATCGTATAGGACTGCGCTGTGATGCCGTCAATCGTTCCTGCGGCTGTGCCGTTGTTGGGCATTGTGCCAGGGACAACATTTCCCTCATCGTCCACGAAAATCTTGTTTGCAAGGACATCTGCCGCCACTGCCGTAACAGAGGATACATCTTGATAAGCATCGGGGATAGCTGCTACTGTGACCGCAGACAGACCATAATATCCTGTGTCGGGAGCGATGCTCTGCTGTGACTTGGTAGGCGTTACGGATTTGGTCTGCAATGTATAATTGCCACCACCACTTACACCGCTGACTGTTCCGGAACCGTTGTGATAACCGGCAGGAATTGTGTATGTATCGCCTTCCTGCACTTGTGCGTTGACTGCACCTCTGTTGGTGATGCCGCTAAATGCCGTTGCCAGTGCATCCAGTTTGTCGGTATTTGTCCCGATGCCAAGGTCGACCGCTTTGGTTCTGAGGGTATTTCGTGCCGTCTGAATACGACTGATTTCTGTTGAGATACTCATGCTTTACTCCTTATATCGTCTGTAAGAGTGCGTTAATGTTACCGACTTCCGTAAACACAGCCGCCGCCGTGATTGGATGCGTGTTGTCCTGTTCTACCGCATTGGCTTTGACCACTGACAGCACGCCTGTGGCGGTTACAGCCAAGTCCTCACCGACAATGATGCCGCCAAGACTATACTTCGTGGCAGGATAGAGTTCACCGCCCCCGCCGCCTTCACCGCCGCCGTCTGCTCCCCTCGGCACTCCGATGGTCAGCACTCCATTGGCGTATTCGGCTGTGGCTTGAGAATTTGGTGGAAGTGTGACGGCTTCTGCGGTCATCCTTTCCCACTCTTCCTTTGCTTCGTTCAGTGCGGATATGGTCTGGTCAATGACTGACTGCTGTGCAGGCGTAGGCTCTTCAGATGTGCGGTCGGGTCTGACCTTGTTGGGGATGCGGAATATATAAACGGTTCTTCCGTAATTAGCCCCGACATGATACAGAAATGCGAAAATGTCTTTCCCCGTATCGATAAACTGATGAGGTATCAGCACCCCATCCGAATTGCCTATCATAGTCACGGACGTTCCGCTATGCTCATCGTTGCTGAAATCCACCTCATACGTTGACGGGAGTTCCACGCCCTCAATCTGCAAATACAGTCCGTAGTCCTCTTTTATGATTGGAGCAGTGATGGTATACCGCCCACCGCCTACAACTCCTTTTATGATTTTGGAAGTATTCATGAAATTACCTCCTTATATCGTTATCTTTCTTGACAACTCTCTCGCAAGCATCCACTGTCCCTCGTCTGTCGGGTGGAGATTGTCCTTGAGATATGTGGATATGTTGTAGTTGTTCAAGAAACTCTCCGAAATCTCATTGATGTAGGTGACGTTGTAGACGTTGCACCAGTGTGCTATCATGTCGCACACATCCTGTAATGATCCTGGAAGAGTCAGCCTTGTGTTTCTGCTCCATCCAGTTGCGGCAGTCCCATGATTCATGGAGTTAAGCGGACTTATGGCAATGATTTTTGCGTTCGGATAGTTTTCACAGAGATAACGCAGACCGTAACGGATTGCTCCCGAAATAGAGCCGTCATTTTCCGCAGATGATGTTGTGCCCAATGTTTCCAAGGATAAATAATCATTGATTCCAAGCATGATGGTCACAAGGTTAATAGCAGTCTTATCGCCAGTGAACAATGCCATCATGTCAGCAAAGGTTTCGCCATTGTTACCTGTGTTGACCCAACCGATACCGCGCACTCCGCAGTTGTAAAATTTGGCAACCGCATCATGTCTGAGATTTTTTGCGATTCGGAAAGCATAACTGTGCTTTGCATCATTAAGTGTCTGACCATCGGATGTCGAATATGATCCATGTGTTATGGAATCCCCAAAAGCTACCCAGTTAATGTAACCGATGCCAAACCATGAACTTCCTGTGACTTTTGTAAATATTCGCCCTTTCGTAATGCCCGAACCATTTTCCACCAATGTCTGCTTGATGACAGTGCCTGCCGAGCCGACATACGTATTAAACAGATAACCGCCTGCAAAGTCATCACAAGGCATATCTGTCATGCGCGATACAACAGCTGTACTGAATCCACCGACAGAATAAAATCCCACATTGTTGTTGCTTGCGAGTGTCGTCCCGCTGACAACTCCGTTATAATCAGATACGTTAAGATCGTCCACTATCTGTTGGGCTGCAGCCGTAGTCGTTTCAGCTGCAGTATCCACAATCTCTTGGAGCTGCTCCAACAGTGTCTGCTGAGCGGTAACATCCGCATCTACCGCCGTGTCGGGTCGCGCGGCTTTCTCGACAAGAATCTGCACATTCGCGGAGCCAAACCACAGTCCGCTCCCGTCATAGAGTACGATCTCACCAGTGTGCCGTCCCGATACTGCTGTGAGTGCCGTGTCGATAGTAAAGGAAATTAAGTTATCCGATGCCGTACCCGAATAACGGAAACTCAGTCCATCGCACCGCGTCCCCTCAAAATACGCGCTCATGCCGTTGATTTGGGCTTTAGTGCCCTTGTCGAGCACTTCAAAATTCAAATCGTAATCGCTGTCATACTGCGACAGGCACACATTCTCGGAGTAATATTCCTGTGACAGCGATATTTTAAATGATCTTTGCATATGTTGTTATCCTCCGTACTCTGTCGCGTCAAATGTCGCCTCACATGTTCCGTCTGCGTCGCTCCGTATGGTCTTAATGAGGCGCGCTTTCAGATACAGTTCGTTTCTTGCGTCCACGATCCTGCACTCATCACCGAGGTGCATATTCTCAGGCACTTCCTCGATTTTTACCTCGTAGCTCACTTCCGGAACGCTTATTTTTTTAAGCTGCGCGACGGATCTGCTGCAGAGTTCGCTCTGGCTCGATGTCTGATAGCTGTACGGCCTCACGATGTGCCCATCACCATCGCCCTGCTCTGTGGGCGATAGATATCTCGACCACTTAGCGAGCGCGCTCCGTGATTTAAGATACTGACCGTCAATATAGATGTCTCCATCGTCGTAGCTATAGCCACTCAGGGTGATATTGTCGCCAGTCGGGAGCAGAGCCGTCGCAAGGTTCTCGATGGATTTCTTGACGCGGATGCTTCCCGCAGCAGCCCCAATCCTGATCGTGATGCCAGTGTCGAGTCCGCGATGCTTAAAGAAATTAATGCACTTCTTTGTGACGGACATACCGTCGATCTCGAATGTGTAGCTGATTTCCGCATCGAACTGCCGTGCCAAACTCTGCAGCCGCTCTGTGACCGTGCTCTCGCCGTCCCATGACAATGTTCTGCTGAGGTCGGACACTTCGTTGATTCCAATCTCAAATCCCGAATCTGCCGCAAATACGGCGACATAAGCGGCGATGCTCATTGCGCTCGATGCGGCATAAGCTTCAACAACCTCATTAAGCAGGTCAAGCCCGCCTCCCTCAGCGTAGACGCTGATAGTGCATGATGCCGTGTCGAGTTCCGTGTCGATGATGGTGTAGTATGCGGAATCCTGACCGTCATAGAGCAGTATATAATTCCCGACCTCCACGACATCCATCAGAGCCTTTGCGCTCCCGCTGTATCTGAGGTCAAACGACAGCGACGCGGAGCCCGTGCTGAGCTCCTCCGTCCGCTTATCGTTGTAGATTGCCAGTCCGTCGCGGAGACCAGTCGAGGCAAGCCCCACGATGTCCATTTTTCGGTCGGCAAAGTAAAGTATCATAAGTATGCCTCCCGATATTTGATCGTATACTCCGCGTCGTCCACCCAGTCGGAAGCCTCGCAGGTGATGGTGTTTGAGCCAGGTTCCAGTACAAAGTCCTCGAAGTTATTGGTTATCACTCCCAGCCCGAGCGACTGCGCACCGTTAAGGGTGATGTTGCCGCTCTTCGTGTCGATGGATACAAGACCGTTCTGCGGGATTTTGTTCGCAATCTCTTGCCATGTATTCGGAATGCCTCGAATTAACACCGACTGCAAAGCGTTGTTTGCGCCAATGTCATCGCCTTCCGGCTGACGGTAAAAAATGAATGACGCATTAGCCGCGTCATACGCATGCCCGGCAAGATCGGAGTCGTTAACGGTAAAGGATACACCGCCGAAATTGAACGTAACCGTTCCCTGTATTTTGGTTATGGTCTGGGTGCGCCATGCGCCCTTGAATGGGTTGTCCGCAAGGGAATAAGAACCACCCTTAACGACATTTCCTTTAACGATCATCGCCCACTGGACACGTCCATTCTTATTGCGGTAGATGCTCACACCGCAGACATTGCCGCCGCCCGAGTTGTTAATATAGAAATCAAATCCACCGCCCTGATTACCGGAAGGCTCGAACCAGTTTGCAAAGGATAGTTCAAAGTTCGGATACGGGTCTTCAAAGTTATGCCCGCCTGCCGCGCCGTAGTAGTATGTGTACATGGGCGCATATTGCTCCGTGAAAGCATAATCGTTTCCCACTTCCGCGTCGCCGTTTATGTTGTATCCATACAGCAATACCGCATCTGCTGCACGCCAGCCAGTTATACCATCATACAACCGTCCGAAGTGCGTATTTACAATCGTTACCGCCGTATCCGTCGGCACTTCTTCCTGATCCTGCTCGTCGGGATTCCCCACCCTGATCGTCAGACCATCCTTAGTAAATCCATAAAATCCACAGTCATGCTCTGCACTCTGCGCTGTCAGCTTAGGGTGCGCAGGGTACGTTCCGTTATAGGTTGCCGTAATAGTGCCGTTTACTGCGGTTACGGTTGTTTCGTTTGTGGAATACTTGAAGGGGTCCGCGCACGAAATCTCAATAACGCCCTGCGCTACCGTATGCCCGACATACTCCGCAGTTATCTTACGGAACGTGCCTGTGAAGTAAATATTCGGCTCATCCGTGAAAATAATCTGCGATTCCTTAATCTTGTAAAGCTCCGCCTTGAGAGCCTTGAATTTAACCGCGAAGCCTTCCGGCGTGGAATCCTCAACTGCAAAGCGCACATTCAGCACCCTGCTCTTGATCTTCCGCCGCAGGTAGCGTCCGCCGTCACTTGTATCAATCTCTGCGTTGATAACATCAAGGTCGAGCTCTTCGCGCCCCTCTACCGTCAGCGTGCGATACCCCGAAACAAGCATCTCGAGGTACTGCCCGTCGACCTGCATTTTAATAATCGGCATTACCATGCGACACCCGCCTTTCTGCTGTCGATGCGGTCAAGCCGCCTCAGCTCTGCTCGTGTGAATGTTGCTGTGGACCGTGCCACTTCTCTGCCGTCAATCTCGACGGGGACAATTATCGTATACGTTCCGCCAGTTCCGTCCATCTCTTCCGCGATTGCCCGTGCGAAGGGCCTCATGCGGTCACTAGATAGCGGGATGACTGCCTCAGGGCCCGCCTCGCCGACGCCGATGATAGACGCGCCGTCGAAGATGCCGCCCTTGGCGTTCCATGTTACATCAAATGATGGCATGTAACCTTTCCCGCCAACACCGTAGGGAAACTCACCACCGTCTACAGTGAAGTGCGGGAGTTTGATGTTGTCGAGGATCTTTCCGACGCTAATCGGGAAGAAGCCCTTTATCTTCTCGATAACGCCGTTAATTGTATTCTTGGCGTTCTGAATGGGTTCTTCCATCGCTTTGCGTATAGCGTCCATAGCTTTCTGTACGAGCCCGAGAGCCGCGCCGCCCATTTCAGTGGCAAGTCCGCTTATAGCCTGGAATCCTAAATCTGCAATAGTCGGAAGCAGATTAACGATATTCTGCACGATTGCCGCGCCTATATCACCGATTGCCGCCAATACAGTGGGAGCCGCGTTCCATATTGCACCCAGAATAATCGGAACATTTTCAACAAGCGTCGTGCCGAAGCTCTGCATTATGCCTGGCAGATTTTCAGAAAGGTAGCCGCCGATAGAATTGATTATTTCTACTGCTTTTTCGGCAAATGTAGGAAGATACGTCACGATTCCGTTTGATATTCCGCTGAACATGTGCGCTATAAATTCACCGCCCATGCTGATGAGCTGCGGAGCCGCTTCCGTGACTTTTGCATAAAATCCATCGATGAGGGTCTTTGCTTTCTCCCAGAGCTGAGGCACGTACTGCTCGACCGCATCTTTTACCTTGTTGCCCATATCGGTCACAATCGCGATGCCTCTCTGAACGAGTGCAGGCGCATTATTTACAATGCCGTCGCGGAGATTATTAATAAATTCGCGCCCCGTTGCAATTACTTCGGGGATCTTCGTTCTGATGCCGTCGATTAACCCCGAGATTAATATCGGTGCATTGGTTACGATAGCGTCTCTACCCGCTTCAAATGCCACCCGCAAGGCCTCCGGAAGTGCCCTTACAAGCGTTCCGAGCATGGGAACAAGATTCCCGAATATAAACGTCCCCGTTGATGTTATCAATGTGCTCATTGCTCCGCTGACATCTCCGCCAGTCGTGAGCGCTCCGAGGAAGTTCTTAGCCGCCGCTTTCATTGCCCCAAATGATCCGCTGAATGTTTCTGCTGCCTCTGCTGCAGCTACGCCAGTCAGACCAAGGTTGTCCTGTATCGCATGAATGGCGCTGTAAACATCGCCGAGGTTATTCATGTCGTACTTAACGCCAGTCAGTTTCGTAGCATCGGAGAGAAGGCGCTCCATTTCTTTTTTCGTTCCGCCGTACCCGAGCTTTAAGTTATCGAGCATTGTATAATTGCCTTTTGCAAAGCCCTGATAAGCGTTCTGTATATTCTCAAGCGGTGTGCCCATCTTTGCGGCGTTATCCGCCATGTCTAAGATCGCAGTATTCGCCGCCTCGACTGCTTTTGTAGTATCGCCCTTAAAAGCCGCCTTTAAGGATGCGCCAAAACTTACCGCCTGCTCAGCATAATCATTTGCGGATATACCCGCCTGCGCCGCCTGTATTGAATAGTCCTTAGCCGCCTGCGCCGCATCTCCGTACAGCGTATCTAATCCGCCGTAAGACTGCTGCAGTTTGCCGCCTTCATCGAGCGCCGCTTTCAGTCCGCCTATGACTGCAGTACCAATACCAGCGCTGACAATCATCTTTTTAAAGTTTGCTGCAAAGGTAGACCCGGCGGAAGAACCGGCAGAACCCGCGCCGGGTGCGACCGTTGATTTTATTTTTTCAGATATTCCATCAGCTTTAGGAATAATCTGCACATATGCTTTCCCTAAGTCTGCCATTTAATTTCCCGTCAATTCTTTCCATCTTGCTTTGAAATCCTCGGGGGAATCAAATACAAGATATTCGCGTTCTTTTTCCGCATCCTTGCCGCTGTAGAAATCCGTGTACAGTTTAGGAGCGTTCACGCCATTTGCACCGTCTTCTGTCATTCGCCATATCCATGTCCGCAGATTATCCGCTATGACTGCAAGCAAATAGGTCTTATCATCGACCCGTGCGCCAGACATTGCAAGTTTTACTCTTGAATCATTCCTCAGACCGACGGCGAGGGTAGCGAGTAGTCTCACAGGAACCCTCTTAATATCAAAAACCCCGTAGACCTCAGCCATATCACAGGTGAGTTCTTCGGGGTATTTAGATATCATGTCGGCGAGGATCAGGAGTTTTTTCCTGCAGGAGCGGGGAACGCGGCCTCAACATCTGCCAGTGCGTTCATCATATCAGACAGCTTAACAATGCCGTTCTCACCTCTGAGGTGCTCGATCAGCGCCTTTTTCTGTTCTGCTCCAAGCAGATGCTCTGCCAACTCATCAATATGACGGATGTCTTCGTTTGCTTTTCCGAAAAGAACTACGAGCTCATAATCGTCAAGCAGTTCTTCTCTCAGTTCAAACTTGAATCCTGTTTTTGTCGTCCCCTTAATTTTGCTCATGCAGATCAGCCTCCGATATATTTATGGAAGTAATCGCCGTTGTCGTCCTTGATCGCGGTTACGGTCACATCGTAGCCGACTGCTTCGTTGGACTTATATGTAACCTCGCCAATCTCGGAAATCTGCGCGCGCGGGATGACAATTCTAAAGGGAGTATCATTGCGCATAATCTGATCAATAACAAGAATACGCTCATCTGCTTCATCGCCATTGACTGCGATATGCATACCTGCCACAAGCGTGCCGGTTACATTGTCGTCACCGTTGACAAATTTCTGCACGTTGGCATTAAGGTATTCGATCAGCTTAAACTTGAGCGTTGCGGTCTTTTCATCCTGCGTAACAAGGACGATGCCGCCGCCCCACTCTTTAATATTGGTTGTGGAGATAGTTACGCTTTCCGTAACACCATCCTCGGAGACGAAGCCGAGGTCTGTAAACGCGTTGTCAAGGGCGGTTTTTGCGTCCGTAGGGGCAGTAGTGCCGACCGGAGCCATAAAGACCGCGCCGCCTGTTTTGGGTTTGCCGGTGGTAACATTAGAAGCTGTTCCAGCCATGTTGTTATCCTCCTGTTAATAGAAAATGTTGTATAAGCACTGATAGCGATAACGCTTCGTGCTGGTATCTGTAAAATTTGTGTCCGCAGTCATTCCGCACTCACTGACAGAGCTTACGTTGTCCGCCATAACATCCATGACGTCGTGCAGTTCTTCGTTCAGCGCCGCCGCATTATACAGACTGTTAAGGCTGTAAGACTGGAGTGCTATCGTTGCGCTGCGGATATGGTCGGTAATATCGCCGCCGACTTTTTCGACAACTACGAACTCGCTGGGAATGTCCGTCTCGGGCACTTCCATAAATACGGGGACATTCATGTTGCTTGCCAGATAGTCGAATACTGTTTTTTCAATCATTACTTGCCCCCTTTCTTCGTCATGCTCAACCCGGACGCGCCCAGGGCCTTCACTAAGGTATTGTTTTTGTAATTATCCTCAGCCGCTTTTTTACTGTCAGGGTATACGTTCGCAATAGCAACAAACGACGCCTGATGCGCTCGCACGTCGTAATCGTCGCCCGCTATCCCCGCGACTGTTCGCCCTGCTTCTTCGAGGGCCGCCATCATCTCCGCCGACTTCATCAGCTCGTTGAGCCCGGCGAGGTTTAATTCAAACTCAACCTTGCTACTCATAACGCTCGACCTTTACTTTTTTGTTCCACGCGAGCGGGATAAGCTCCTCAATTCCCTGCGTCGGGAATCCGATCGTGCGGAACCTCTGCCCGAAAAACTCTACCGTGGAATCTTCCCATGTATGCGTATCGCCCTTAGGAATCCCGAGCGTATACGCCACGCGCTTGCCGTACAAATTGAGCGTGTCGACTATATCCTCACTGGAAGGTTCTCCGATCAGGACGTTCTCGACGACTAGGGGAGCCTCTGTATATATCGGCTTTCCGAATGGGTCCGTGCCCGCCTCCGTTTTTTCATAGAGTATGATGCTAATGCCGTGCATTACATCACCTCCTCCACAGGCGAATAGGACCCGATTCTGTTCGCAAGCCCGAGGATCTTCTTCTCGGTCTTAGACAGGTAAAGTTCGCCGCTTGCACCGTTCCCTATCGTCCACGACTGGGAATAGCCGAGTGCCGATGCGCTCCCCTGTGTAGCTCCGAGCGGGATGCCAACATTTGCAGAGCTTCCGAGCGTACGGATAACCATGCTGCAGGATACGGTCTTTTTCTGTGCGTCGGTCGCTTTTGTGTTCGTGGCGTCAATCAGTGCCGCCGCGTCATCGAGCAGGGCAACACAAACCCGCTCCTGTTCGTCGGTAAGCGTGTTCGTCATCCTTTCCTGTACATCTGTGACTGTTGCGTAAGCCATAACAATCACCTCATTTCTTTGTTGTCTTCTTCGGGGCCTTTGCGGATTTGGCAGCAGGGGCAAGTTTGTGCCCCCGCGCCTTATATTCATCCACTCTGGACTCGTGTACCCACATCACTACGCCCGAATAGCGGTCGATCATCTTGATCATGCGTGTGCCTTAGTCAGCTTCGCAAAGTAAGCAGTCTCAGCGACGAATCCGACCTCGATCTCTACCAGAACAGCGAACATGTTCTGCTGGAACAGGTTGATAGTTCCGCCAGAAACTGCAAGCGTAGCGTCGGAAGAATAACGGATCTGGATGCCCTCGACCGTACCGTACATTGCATGATTCCAGTCACCTGCGATACCAACGACATCGGGAGTAGCGCCGGAACCAGATGTGCCGGCTTTATAAGCAGCCTTGGAGATCTGAACAGGTGCGCCGAGAACGCGAGTAATTCCGTTTTCTGTGACAGTGTTGAACAGCGGTCTGTTCTCGCCATCGACAGCGCCGAGAAGTGCACTCTTGCCCTGCGGTGCAAGTGCGATGCCATTCATAACGCCGCCCTGCGCGGAAATAGCGCCGTCAGCGGCAACGAGGCCCGCGTATGTGGTTGCGCCGGTTGCGCCGAGATCATAGCCGGTTACTGCGGACAGGTTGTCGAAGTTTGCGAGTGTTCCGGAAGACGGACCAAAGAAAACGGTCTGATCAAACTTCTCAGCCAGAACAGCGGGAAGCCTTGCAATCAGCGCATTGTACAGCGCAGCCGCGTCTCTGCGGAACTCGTTGGAGAAAGGAACGATCACGGCGAGTTTGTGTGCCTGCATGATCTTTTTGTCCAGGGTGGGAGTGCTGACGGGCTTTGCGCCAGTCTCAGTTACCCATGCCGCTTCCGGATCAGAAGCAATTACCGGAATCTGCACGCCATTGCCGGGCAGCGGGATCTGACGAGCAAGCCGCATAACGATAGATGCTTCCTGTGTTTTCTGCATGATCTCTGCGGAGACCGCGTTGGGGAGCTGAATGTTAGAACGATTAATAGGTGTTCCTGTTCCTGTGATAGCCATTGTTTTTACCTCTCTTAGTTGGAAACTTGGTTGAACCAATCGACAAATGCGTCTTTTGGTGTTGCTTTCTGTGTGGCGCTCACTTCGCCGCCGTCACGGATCACGGGATAAGCAGAGGGCTTCGCAAATTCCACAATGCCGTTTGCTTGCGCTGTGCAAGCCTCTTCCGTTTCTCCGGTCAAAAGCGATGCGGGAACGCCTGTTGCTTTGGAGACCTTATCGCGCATGTCTCGAATCGCGTTTGAGGCCTTCAGGGCGTTCAATTCTGTTTCAAGGTCGGAAGCCTTTGTCGTGAGTGCTTCCATGTCTTTCGTGCTGGCCTGCAGTTGCTCGATCGTAGCGTTTGCAGTGGCAAGCTGTGTCTGCAGGTCTGCGAGTCCTGCTTTGGCGGAATTGATGTCTGCTCCGTTAATGTCCATCAGAGCATTAATCTGCTCTGTGGTCGCATCTGGGAATAATCCCGTAATGTCTGTGCGTTTCATAAAGTCTCCTTCTCCGTTACGCTTTTTACGAGGTTGCTTCTCAACGGGTGAATGTTTTACGTCCTTTCAGGACAAATAAAAAAGCACACCCGAAAGTGTGCTCAGTTACCGATATTCAATTCTTCTGCAGACGATGATTCTCTCGCCCGCATCTTAGCGTATGCGGAACGTTTCTGCGCGTTGATCACGTCAGCATTCTCCGCATATATCTGCCGACGCATCGCGTTGATTTTAGCTTTTGGGGAACCGCCATCAGCGTTCTGATACATCTTGTAATATGCTGACGGGTCGTAGCCTTCCACATCCACATCGTGACCGAATCGCACCGCGTATGTGCAGTCACAATTAGCGTGTACATGTTCGGCGTGACCGTCCTTTATAGCCGCTTTCGTGGCTCTTTGCCAGCCTCTTGATGCGAGCGTGATGCAAAACGCGCAGGTGTCTCCGCGCGGTATCCACGCCCATTCTGCGCCGTCTCTGAGGGCGTTCTGCATCATGGTATCAACTCCAACCATCTTGACCTGGCGCCCGACGGCAGCGGATACAATCTCGGCGTTTCGGCTCTTAATCGTACCGTTTACCACTTTTGCAACTTCCGCGTAGGTCGCGGTGGGCGCGGGAACAGCACTCGGTACAGACGCGTCCGACAGCTCCGCAAGCGCATCATACATCTCGCTGGCAAGCGCTCCCGTGCCTTCTCCGTATTTGGTCGCGAGGGCGTAAGCATAATCGATAATGTCCGAACGCTCATCCGCGGACAGTTCCATAAGGTCGACCCCTGCAATGCGCTCAAGCATGAGGCGCGACGCTTTGTCGCTCAGTTTCCGCAGATTAGCGATGTACCTGTCCCACGCCTTACTCGGTATCTGCATTTACTTCCTCCAATACCGCAAGGCCGCGCGACCTCTGTTCTTCCGCCTTGATCCTGCGGATGTCAGCCTGGCTAAAACCTATCATCTCCAGGAATGTGTCGGTCTGAGCGAACGCCTGTCTTGCGGATGCAATCTTGAGCGCTGCGTCAGTTGTGGACGCCACCGACGGCATGGCAGGATTCTTAAAATGCGCGATAATGTTCTGCCTGTCTTCGCCGAGCTCTTCCATTGTGACGTTGTTCGCGATCGCCAACGCCATGACAGCAACGATGCGGAGCGAACCACCATTTGACTGGTTAAGCTGTTCCGCCATTCCGATAAGAGTCTGGGTCTGTGCAATGATTGCTTCGCTCGATGTCGGGTTTGCGTCATTGACTACGCCCGTATCCGTTACGGACAAACCCGTAGCCGCTGAGAACTGAGTGGCAAGCAATCGCATCATGTCAACGTGCGGCTGGATCGTACCCTGCGCAAGCTGTCCGAACGTGGGCTTCTCGCCTGTTTCGGGGTTTGTGGTCGATGCAATGATACTGCCGACATACTGACGGAATTTATCATTAACCACTGCGTCATACTGGTCGTCGGTAACTCCAAGCAGATATTTCTGCGGTGACGTTGCAAATTCCAATCCGATCGTGGCGTTTGCCATTGTCCTCACATAGCCCTGGATAAGCCTGCGCACGGGTTCTTTGATGCGGGAGCGTCCGAACGGTTTACTGCTTGTGGGATTCCACCGGAACGCCTCCATGAGCGGTCTGCCCATTCTGTGGGGATAACCAGTCGCTCTCCAAATACCATTCTGCTTCTCGAGAACCCACACCGCGTCTTCCGTATACAGATTGACGAGCGTTGGCTCCCATGCGATTGAGGCGTTACTCGGCGCGCTGTTGATCACGGCAAATCCGTAATCAATCCGTCCCTTTTCACCGTCCCAATGCGCCGCCGCTGTGAGTGGAGAATGAAACCGAATCTTACAGCCGATGGTCTTATCTGCGGAGAGGGTCGCATACGTGCTCCCAAATTTCAGCTCGTCACGGGTTGCCTTTGCATATTCCGTGATCAGGTCATTATCTGCCACGATGCCCGCAAGCTCTTGAGATTGATACCCTCTCGCGTCTACAAATCCATCAAACATAGACCGTGCCGCAAGAACATCAACAGCCTTAGAACCCCACGCGCACCCTATCTCGAGCCTGCGCATCGACTGCGGAAGCGCTATTCCAAGATTGACCTCAGAGAGCGGAATGTTGCCTTCGTAATATCTTTCCTTCTCCCAGTTCTTCGCATTATGGCTCATGTAAATCTCGACGAGATTTTGGAGCATTTGCCGTTCTGTCTGTGGCAGTCCGATGACCTGCCCAACGTCCATAAATAAAACCATGTCAACCGATCCTCATCTTCTTATTTGGGTCGCGCTTTGCTGTCTTAGCGCCCCAATATGCCAACGCACACGCCTCAATTGGCGCGGAATTTTCACCTCCGAACCCCCAGCCGCCACTGATCGGGCGCTTCACCGACGTTGTAGCGGACTCTCGGAGGGCTGCCTGTGGCTGATACCATGTCACAGAGCGAGTGTTAAGCGAATCAGTCAGAGCAGAGACCGCTGCTATCACCTGTTTGGCTGACGGGCGTATTACGGAATCCTTATGCTTCCATGTTCCCGCCAGTTTTTCCGCCAGGACATCCACACCGTTTTTGCCGTCTATAACCACACAACACGCGCGGTCATATCGTGCATTAAGCCATTCCGCAAGCCACTGCACACCCATACCTGTAGGCCTGCGGTCTATCAGTTCAACGCGGGCATAGCCATCCGGGGCGATTACCGCGCCGCATAGCGATACTTCCGAACCATCTGCGGTGAATTTGACACCGTAAGCGGTCTTGCCGTCGGGCTTGGGGGAAGTGTCTGCGCAGGCGTCCCAAACTTCTGCGGGAATCGCATAATTGCCTAACTCTGATTTTTTCGGCATAAATCCAAGATGCTCACGCGCGAACGTATCTATTGACATGCTCGCAAAATCTTTTTCTATTGCCGAAAACAACAGCTGATAACCAAGAGATGGATTATTACGATACCATGTCTCAGGATTATCAGCTTCTTTCAATGTGTCCGTAGACCATTCATGCAGGCACGCGCCTTTAATATTGCCCGTCCGTATGCTCTCGATTGCCCTTATAAACACAAGACCTTTGCCGCTTGTTGGCAACGGCGGCGTTCCCATTAGAATTGTTTGCGGTGAGCCTGACGGGGCGGCAGAGTTAAGTGGAGACAATGACGCGTCTTGCTCTTCCGTGTATGCCTGTGCCTCATCAACAACAACAAGGTCGAACGTACCGCCGCGCCCCATGTCTGAATTTGAGCCGCGCGTTCTAAATTCTATGTGCCCACCATTGGTCAAGTCCAAAACCATCTGTCCTGCGCTGACCGTATAATGGTCAACAAGTGCATTTAATTCGGGATACTCCGCAAATGGGTCATTTTTTCTATCACCGAATTTTTTACGCAATCTATCGAATGCTTTTTTGGCAGTTTGGAATTCCTGCGCAGTATGCAATATTTGTTCCGCACGATAAACCAATCCCCAAGTTTCGCGTGGGTCACTCACGCCAGTTTTTCCGTTCTGCCTTGGAACTTCCAAAACACAATAGCTATGTATCAGCTTTCCGTCTTGGTCGATTGCCAACCAATCGTCTAAAATATCAGCTTGCCATCGGTGCGGAGCAAGCCCATAATTCGCGGAAAGTTCCGTTGCAAGATGCCCCTGCGTTCGCGTGTATGGTTCTACAACGTGAATCGTAGGCTCTTGGCATCCTTTATTCATTTGCCGCCTTGTCTAAAATCCGAAGCAAAGGCGTAGTGTTGTTCGTGGTCTGCTTTGCCTCGAGGGATTTAAGCCGGTCAATCATTTCAAACATTCCAGATACAAGCGGCTTAATATCGCGCCCGCTGTCCGTCATATCCAAAACCTTTGCATACTTAACAATTGACGCTTTGCATACGCCAATCTCTCCGCTCTCTCTCCATGCCTGTTCAATAGACTCTGGGATAGCGGTATCAGGCTGTTTGTACTTTGGCATTTGAAACCTCCATCATTAATTATTTACTTTATTGCGGTTTCGACTTCGAGAGTGCAGGCGTT